CCCCGTCGATGGAATCGAGGTCCGTGTTGAGCTTCGTGCCCCAGGTCCCGGACGAAGCCCCGACTTCGGGCTTCGTCAGCGCGAGAAACGTTGTGGTGGTGTCTGCGATGCGCCTACCCTCCTACTTCTGTAACTGGTAAGGGGCCGCGATGGCGTTGTTCGTATAGAGCGCGTACTTCGCCACGAGCGCCTGTTCGAGCGCAAAGAGCACCGAGGGCCCCAAGTCCCCGGTGAAGACCATCACCTCGGCCACGTCCCCGATGAACCCTGCCACCGCCACATCGACGTTCGAGTTGGTATTGGTCCCCGTCGCCCCGGCGGGGAAGGTATGCACCCCATCCACGCAGAGCCGGGACACGGTGTTGAGCGGAGAGGCCACGAAGCTCGACACATGGAACAGCGTCACGTCCCCCGCCACGCCCGACGTTGCCGAAGCCGCGTTGTCATCGACCGCCACGAAGGCGTTCGCCGTCGCCCAATCCAAGGCGAGCCCGATGCGCTGCGCGTTGAACGTGGCGATCTTGTTGACCGCCGCGTCATCGGCTTCGGTGTTCCGAAACACCCCGATGACGGTGACCGGGCGGAGAATCGCCCCGGCGACGGCGGCTTGCATCGTGTCCGTCGCATCGACGTAGCGCACCACGGGCTGCCCGGCGAGGATCGAGACCTTGTAGATCGGCTGGTTCGCCCCGGTGCCTTGGACGAGATGCCGGGCGTTCCCCGAGAGGTCGTTCCATTGCGCCACCGTGGCGGCGTCGGCGGGATTCGCCGCCCCGAAGCCATTCAACTGATCGGCGGCATACCAGGCAAAGAGTTGGCCCCCAAACACGCGAGGGTCGATGGCTAAGAGGTTGCCCATTAGAAGACCCTCGCTAACGGTTGGAATTGGGGACGGGTCCCGACGAGGAGCCGTTCGTGTTGGCGGTTCACGTCCTTGACGATCTGCCGGAACCGGCTCTCCCACATCGGCAAGCGCTCGTCGTGCTGCAAGTACGGGGCGGATTCACAGAGCGCCCCGTAGAGGTAGAGGTCCGGCGTGTCCGCATAGATCGGATTCGCGGCGGCATTCGCGGCGGTGATCGGGACGGCGACCGAGGCCGTCGGCCCCACCATCACGGTGACGATGGTGTAGGTACTATCCACGCCAAGCGAATCCTTGGGCACGTTCGGGAAGGGATACACGGCGATGGTCTGCCCGAGAATGGCGTACATCTCGGGGGCTCCGACGCTCGGGAAGTCCCGATGATACGTAAGGAGCACCGTCTCGTTCACCTGCGGCAAGGGGCTCGCCGGATTGAACGCGAGGTTCACATCGGCGACCCGGTAGCCGACGAATGGCAACTCCACCACTCCGGCGAGGCTCGGAATCGTGGAGGTGCGGCCCGTGGTCGCGGAGAGGGGAAAGTTGAACTCGCTCCGCGTGGAGAAGGGGGTCAACTCCCGCTGCATCCGGGCTTCGGCGAGCCGGATGAAGTCCGGGATGCGGTCGGTCAGGTCGCCCCGATTCAAGTAGGCCGCGATGGTCGCCACCAAATCGGCGTAGGTGACGAAGGCCATTAGACCGCCGCCCGTGTTTGCACGGATGCCCGAGACGCCACCGCGTGTTGCGCCTCGAACTCCACCATCCCGATATGGGCCACCTGCTTGGACAGGTCGTGATCCACATAGATCGTCGCCCCAGCGTCGGTGAGCTTCTTGCAAAAGTAGAGGTCTTCGCCAACATGGGCGGCGTCATCCGGCACCCAGCCCATCATAAACCGGGGCGGTTTCACCGAGCGGACGAGATCGGCTTGCACCAGCATGACCCCCATCCCGGTCGCGGCGACCGCTTCGAGGCCCTCCGACTCTTCCTCGGTGTAGACCCGCGTCATCGGGTCCCCCAAGGACTTGACGCTCACGGGGTGGAAGGGCGGCCTGCGCGTCGTGTAGTTGGCCGCCACAACTGGCCGGTCATGGGCGAGGAGCCGGACCAATGTATCGGTCGGGAATCGCATGTCCGAGTCCAGATAGAGCAGCCAGTCACATTGGGCGCGGAGGGCGGCTTCGGTGGTCTTTTCGCGGAGTTCGGGCAGCCAGCACCCGGTGGCGAGAAAGCGCCGGAGGTCCACGTCGGGACGCGCCGCAACAGTGTAAGCGAGGAGCCCGGCGAGGTCGTAGCTGTGCCAGGCGAAGACCAAATCTGTCGAGACAAGACACACCCCCACTCTCACAGTTTGCCCGCCTTCACCCGAAACAACTTGTTGTCCGGGTCATTCAGGAAGCGGTGCATGGCCCGCTGACGGTCCAAGGCCGAGAGTCCTTGCTCGCGCCACGTTTTGCGCAGGGCCATATAGATCGGCATGGGAATCCGGGCCACAAGGTTATCGTTGTCCTGCCACTTCGTGTCCTGGAGGCGGGCGAGGTCTTTGTTCTCCTCCAGAATCGGCTCGACATCGACCGCGCTGTCCACGGCGAACCGCCCGTCGGGCAAGGCGTGAAAGGTCCTGACCCGCCCCGTCACGGGGTCTGAGTCCAAGAACAGCGTGGTATCACTCATAGCCGTCCTTGGTCCGCTGGCGAAACCCTTTGGCGGCGGGTTTGTGATGCGCCTTCGACTGACTCGGCGTGCCCTCAGCGCGCACAAACTCCTTCTTCATGGGAATCCCGAGCTTCGCGTTGCCTTTCGCCACGGAGGCTTTTGCGCTCTTGTGGGGCATTAGGGCCGCTGGATGTTGAAGACGTAACTCCCCGCCGGGGGGACGTTCGCGGCGGCGGTGAAGTTCCCCCACTGAATCGCGATGGTCGTCGCGTTCACGACTCTGGCCCCGACAATCCCGACGTGCGTGGACAGCGCCGAGGGGGGATTGACCGACACGAAATCGGTCACCGCCAAGACGAGCGGCGTCCCGAGTCCCGAGGCGTAGCGCTGGAGTCCGACGGTCACATCGTAGGATTCCTCCGTCACATCGACGGCGGCGCTCCGAGCCGTGGGGGTCAGACTGACCGCGAAGCAAATCGCGCCCGCGTAGGACATTAGCCCCCCGCTTTCTTGCCCTTCGCGGACACGTTCCGGGGACAGCTATCCCGGTGCCCCTCGATCAACTCCCGCCCGATCTGCGTGCGGACCTGGACCCCGGTGACCGGGTTGTAGCCCTTGTAGGCCCCGCAGTCGGGACAGGGCAGATTCCCGGCGGCTTCTTGTTCCTTCTGCCACGCCGTGTCCTGCCGGACGTGTTCGTCCCATTCCTGACGACGCGCTTCTTCGGGTGAGACGACGGTAATGGGCTTCTCTTTCCCTGCCATGATTCCCCCCTAAGACCAACGTTGGAGTTTGACCACTCCCTCACTCAAGGCTTTCCGCACCTGCCCCTGACGCTTCGCGGAGAGCATTTGATAGAGCGTCATCAGAATCCCTCGCGCGCGAGCACCATAGGCAATCCAGCGCCACGACGGGCGCCCCATGTATTTCTTGGCAACCCCAGCGGGGTGGCCCTTGAGCGCAAAGATATGCCCTCCGAACAGCGCCGCGATGCGATCCAACGGTTCCCGGTTCACTTGCCCGATAGTGGCGCGCGTCGAACCATTCACGAACGCGCAACTACCCTCACCTTCGTAAAACCCGGCGGCCCAAGCGATGTCGCGCAAGTCAGGACGCGACACCGCCCGAGCAGCCTTAAGACGAGTACCAGGCTTGCTCCCTGCCATCAAGAAGTCAGGAGATCAGCCAAGAGGCCTTGCGAAAAATCCGTTTTCACCTTGAGACCCCATTCAGCAAGCAGCATCCGCTTCTCGGCATCGCCCGTCTTCGCGAGCTCCTCCACCCGGAAGGGACGGAGGTAGACGACATCGATGTACTCGAAGTCCAGCACCCACGCATCCCGGTCCCGCTGGAAGCGGTTCGGAACGATGCTGTAGGTCCCGAACTCTCCCACGTACACATCCGCCGAGCCGATGATGGCCGCCGGACGCGCCGCTTCCTGGAAGTACGTCTTGGTCGCGATCCCGGCGAAACCCGAGAACACCGACTTGTTGAACGGGCCCACCATGATCGTGTCGGGAGACCCGCCATTCACCCACACGCCCGAGAGCACCACCTTGAGCAAGGCTTCGGTCGCGGCCCGCTGGGTCCCGTCGTTCCGGGGGTCGGTGAAGAGCAGGGCGTCGGTCGGGTTCGTCCCCGTGGCGCCCATGGAGACGTTCGTGCCGTCGATGGAGCCGATCGTGGCCCCCATCGTGCCCGTCTTCGGGGCGGTCGTGGAGTTGCCCGCCACGGCGCCCACGTTGTCGAGTGCGTTCTTCTCGATGTCGCGCTTGATCTCCGCCGACCGCTTGGTGATCTGGTAGGCGAGTTCCTGCTTCCGGCCCGCCGTCGAGACGGCGTTGGTCGTCCCGGCCACGATGATGGCCTTCCGGGAAATCTGGGTGCGATTCCCCATACGGACGGTCGCGGTCACGGCATCGAAGGCCGCGATATCGTCGCCTTGGAGCTGCGCGTTGGTCGATACCGCCGCCGCCAGGGCATCCCGCTGCCATTCGTAGAGCGTGTTGTCCACCGAGTCCCGGCCCGCGTTCGAAATGAACGGGGTATCCTCGGGACTCAGGTTGTAGATGATGTTCGAGAGTTCCTCTCGGACACCTTTGATGTCGAACACGAGGGTCGTGTTCGCGATGATCGTCATATCAGTCTCCTAGCAGGGCCTCAACCGCTTTGGCGGCATCACGCAACCGATGCGATTGTGCGGCCCGCTGAATCAGGGCCTGTTGCTGGGCATTGGCCGGGGGAGGCGGAGGTGTGGCTCCGGGCTTCGCCGTCCGAATGGCGGGCGTCTTGGCCTTCGCGGAGGCCGACGGTTCCCGCTGGAGTTCCCGATAGCGCATCGCGTCGCGCACGAGGAGCACGGTCGCCGCCGATTGGAAGCCCGCCCGGACTTGCTCGTCGGAAAACCCGTAGGCCGTTTTGGTGAAGGCCCGGAGCTTGGCGAGTTCGGTCTGGCCCTTCTCGGCATCTTTCCATTCCGGGATCGCGGTGCGGAGCTTGTCTTCCTCCGCCCGGAGATACGCCGTGAATTGGCGTTCCGCCGCTTCGCGGTTGAGATTGGCCACCCGTTCCTCTTCGGCTTTCAGCCGCTGGGTTTGGGCCCGTGAGACTTCCCAATCGGCTTTCTCCTTCAGAAAGTCCGCATCCGACAAGACTTTGCGGCGTTCCAGCCAATCGGGTTCTCCGTGGAGCTGTTCTAAGGCTTGGCGAATCTCGGCAATCCCCCGCTGATACTGCACGCGGTCCTCGGCGACTTCGGCTTCCACCCGCTGGCGGATTTCGGGTTCCAGCCGCTTTTCCTTCTCGGCCAGTTCCTGCGCCCGCTGCGTGTTGTGCGCTTGAAACGAGTAACTCCGCTTGAGCTCGCCCAAACTGACGGAGACGGGCTCGCCATCGACGGGAAACTCGTGCAGCGTTGCGTCATCGGGTGATTCGGGAGGCGCGTCCGTGTCCGAGGTCGCAGGAGGCGGTGTCTCGGGTGGGGCGTCTTCGGTCGCGGCTGGGGCCGCCGCTTGCGGCTTCGCCGCTTCGACCGCAGGAGTCTCGTCGCGAGTCTCAGGTTCGGACTCGGTGATCATCCCGGCGATCTTTGAGGCTGCATCGCTAGCGGTGAGGCGAGGCCCCGTAGCGCTAGGTTCGGGCTTCGGCATAATACTACTCCTCCTCAAGAACTGCAAGTTGACGATCGACGATGGCGCGGAAGACCGACGCCATTTCTTCAAAGGCTTGCCACTTTTGCCAGAGCGCCTCCCGGAGTTCGGGGGTGCTCGACTTCGCCCGGAAGGCTTTGAAGGCTTTTTCCTCCATGCGTTCCTTGACCTCGGTCCAGGCATCGGAGGCGAGGAAGGCTTCGACCGCTTTGGCGCGGTGGAGGATTTGCTCGGGGGTTAGTTCAGCCATGTCTCCGCCATCGTATAGGCCAGCACCAGGTCTTCATCCTCCAAGGCCATCTTGACCAAGGTCCGCGAATCTTCCTCGGGGTCGCCCGGCGCTTCGACAAAGCCTCGGCCCGACACCTTGGGGGCCTTGACCTTCGCGGACCCCTCACCCGTATAGAGGTCGTTGACCGTGAGCCCCAAATCGTGGACGCGGGCGCGCTTGGGCGGATAGCGATTGACCGTGTGTTTCCGGTGCTTCCCTCCCCCTGCCGAGACGCCGCCCGGTCCCGTGCCTGTGGCGCTGAACAGCGGGGGCGAGACCGTCAAGGCGCCGGTCCCGGTAATGGGAGGAACGCTGACCGTGCCACTCGCTGCGAGGACGGGCTGGCTGACCGTGAGCGCGGCGGTGCCGGTAATCGGTGGGGCGGTGACCGTGCCCGTCCCCGCGAGCGCGGGTTGGGTGACGCTGAGCGCAGCCGTTCCGGTAATCGGGGGCTGGGTATTCGTCCCCGTGGCCGAGAGGGCGGGCTGCGCGACATCGAGCGCGGCGGTGCCCGTGATAGCGGTTGAGGCGAGGAGTTGCGCCCCACCGTCCGTGTACCAGAACGCGCCGGGCCCGGTCAACTGATCTGGCGAATCGACGCATCAAAGGCGCGATCCGTCCCGGCAATCTTCTTGATGGTCATGTCCCACCCATTCATCAGGATGAGCATCGGGGTGCAGAAAATCTCCGACTGGACCCCTTTCA